TAGCGCTCAATACATTGACGAAATGTTCATGGGTGGTTACAACTGGCCAGATGGTTCAATCAGGATTGAATCAAACCCACAGAAGTACCGCTCAACCTTTGACTTCGTAACGATAAAGCGGGACGATGCCGGCCGCTTCATGTTCCATGTGAACGGAGTATTGGTGTCAAACGGAAAGAACATTGGCTACATTGAGCGCCGTGCATCATTTGACTACGGTGATAAGCCACGATTCACTCTTGACTACTTCCAAGTTGATGAGGAGTTTAGGTCTCAAGGAGACTTCGGGCTAATCCCATACCATTCATTCGTATGGGGCAAGGCTGCAGGGTTTCAATCTGCTTACGGAGACGCTGCTATGGATGGTGTACTCGTATGGCCGAAACTTGGGTACAACGCAATATTCGGCACAGCAGACCCACGAACTGGTTTGTCGCGCATCAGCGAACACGATGTCCAAGAGACAACATCAATGTTCAGAAGATACATAAACGACTTCATCAAGGGCAAAGGCAACGGTACTGGTCTTGTTTACAGCAAGGAAGAAGCCGCGCGCCTTACTTGGTGGATGCGTGACCTTGAAGAAACAGGTTTGCTAAACCTCACTACTTTGCTCAACCTCTTTGACGACATACCTAAAGAAGTTGGTGATGGTGCAGAACAAGCACGGGCTCTTGGTAACAGGAGAAAGATTCTCAACAAGTGGCTTGAGAATATGGCTGGGGACAATAACTGGCAACTTGAAGTAGAGATGCCTCTTAACAGCCGACTCATTCCTGATGACCCACAGTCAATCGTGCGCCGATACGCCAATGCAACACCGCGGGGCCTCACGGGTCGGCGCCGCACACCAAACAACGATTCGGACTTCGTTCAGACTGGGAAGCGTCTATGGGTATGGCGCAAACCTCTAGAAGCACAAGAACACATGAAGTCTTTGCTCAATCAGCACAAAGAAGCACGCAGGCGCGCGCGAGAACTTGAACAGCAAGCCATAGAGGCTGAAGAAGCAGGTCTTCCTTACGAAGCCATTGACGACAAGTTCTATGAAGCAGAAGAAGTTGCCCGTGACATTGAGGCACGCCTTGATGCAATGGTACGCACTGCCGACTATTCACTCAAGAAAATGATTCACACGCGCGCGCAGGTAGAAGCAGCGAACAAAGTCCTAGATGAAATGAACGACTTGAATGCTGATAGCCCTGAAGCAGCAGCAGATGCACGCCGTAAACTTCGCGAAATCATTGACAATGCTGAAAAGCAGTTAGATGATGGTCTTGATGACGCTTGGTTGTACTCAAAACTGATTGAAGAAGCAGTGATGGGCGACTGGGACGACCCCGACCAAGACTTCATTGACACACCAGACACCTATGACAACGACAACTACAAAGACAGAGTGCGAAGCATCCTCAGTGACCTGCAGGATGAGTTTGGGACATTTATCTACGGAGATGATGATGATGCCGAGTTCCTTGCAGAAGAAGACAGGCTCTTGTACTCTTCCTCACGACGTCTGGAAGAAGTCCCGCCATCGCAACTTCGCAAGATAACCGCAATGATGCGTCTTGCTACACACAAGAACACGCCTGAGAGCGAAGCACGGGTTGCAGAGGCTATGGCTGTCGCTGCGATGCGTCGTTACCGACCAGACCTTGCCAATGACGCAGCCTTTATGCGTTCGCTCGGAAAGATGACTGGTGGGCGTGGGGAGAAATCCTTGACACGGCAGTCGCGAATGACTAAAGTAAGTCACACATGGGTTTCTCACGCAACTAAGTCATTCATTAACGAACAGCCGTTAGAGGTGAAGGGCGTACACACTAAGCCAATACTGCGCAACAAACTCAAGCGCGACATAATGAACGGTTCAGAAGGTGGTGCGTCAGGAAAATGGACACCGCGCAAGGCAAAACTCCTCGCAAAGAAGTACCGAGAAGCAGGCGGTGGCTATAGGACTGATAAGCCTTCGCGCAAGCAACGCACACTATCCAACTGGAGCCAAGAGCGGTTCGTGTCTAACGGCAAAGGACGGGGCCCTGGGGCCCGCTACATTGGCAAGCCGTTGGGTGAAAGTAGGAAGAAGAAATGAGTCAAAAGATTTATGACTACTACCGTGAGTTGTCTAACTACCCACCGCTGACCAAGAAGAGCGTGTCCGACAAGTACATAGCATTTCTTGATGAGTACGAACTGGAACAGGCGAAGAAGAAGTACAAGAAATACATTGAAGAGGCGCGCATCTACTGGCTTCGTTCACACAAGAACCCTGTAACAGCGTTCTTTCTTTACTTCCGAGATAACGAAGATGCCGAAGAAGAGGATTACTTCTCCCCTCGCGAGTAACTTTACTTTAAGCGTCTATCACACTTATTGCAGAATTGAGCCCACGGGTAGAATCTACGCATATTAACTGGGTGCGTGCAATCAATTAACTCATCGGTTCGCGCATTGATTACTTCTCTAAAGAACTGAGACATTGGAATCCCGAGCGTATCTGCTGCCCTCTTCCAACGCGCTTTCTCTGCCTTCGTTGTCCGAATCAGAACTTGGTCGCTAGCGGGGCCGTCGTCTTCCTTGATAATGCTGGAGACTGTTGGTTCAACCGTCTCAGCCACTTTGGCCATCGCCGATTTCAAGTTGTCCGTCTCTTCTGGATTCGTTTCCATCTCGCTCATCTTCTATCACCTCTGCATCAACAATAGTGCCTTCACCAAGCATTCTGGAGACAGTATCGGCCGGCAATACACCAGATGCTCCCATCAGGGTAAGCAACGCACGCGCCTCTGACTCTGGGTCAAATGCAGAAATGCTCTTTTGCATGCCCTCTTGACCAGCAAGTGTCGCACGGATTGGTGTTTGACCAGCCTGCGTGATGTCCATATTGACATTCACATTGTTTTGCTCCATGCCTAGAAGTTTTGAACGCCTATCCATAATAGACAGAACCTGTTGTACGGCTTTCATGTCTGGTTGGAACTGGACCTCAGTCCCGTCATCTTGAGTCTCTTTGCGATGTTGCGTAAGGGGCCAAATGGCGGCCTGCAGTCCATCTAGACGCTCCAACTCCATTCTTAGAACTTCTGGGTACGCAAGTGCTGTCTCTCGGTTGAGTTTCTCTAACTGACGGCTTATTGCTGACCCAACGATTCTTGTGGATACATTGAAGCGACGGGAGATTTCAGATACAGAAACCCCTGCTTGGCGCATCTTGAAAATACGCGCATCTCTTTCTGCGAGAAATTCTTTGCTAAGTATTGGCTTGTCGCTCATAATGAATGGTTTGCAAACTCCACGACTTCAAAAGGGAATCGTTTCCCTCTCTTTATTCTAGTAGGCCATTGGCGTTCGTCACGAGCACCTCTGAAGTGTCGTACATCGTAGTGATATGGCATTCCTGTCATGTCTGGTTGCAAAGAAACACCAAACTCGGGCCAGCGGGACCACACGGCTGAGCCGAACGGGCGCAATTCTCGTGAAGTCATAGATGTTCCAAGTGGGGCATGGTGTTCTAGCCAAAGCGCGCACTTAAACACATCACGAATTGTGTCTAAATACCGTGCAACTTCAATGGCTACTGCTTCAGATGTACGACCACCTGGGTCAAGGAACGCCTTGTACAAAGGACCCATGATAAGAATGTCGGGTTGGACATTCTCTAAATGCTCCTCAAGAACAGCCCTGTCGTCCAAGCGCAATAGGTCAAGACCTTGTGGTTTAACGAGTAGGTGCGACTGATGGTTCTTGGTGTGGGACACAGCGGCCGCAGCCCCGTAAATAGAACGAGAGGTTCTACGGATGATGCGCTCAGGGTTCTCTAGGTCAACAGTTAGCGTGACCACTGGCTTCATCGGCTGATAGGTGAACGGGTGTACTCCAGCGCCAGCACAAATCGCTATCTGTCGCGCAAGCATCGTCTTACCAACGCCTTCGGCTGCTACAACAATTACTCGTTCGCCACGCTCTAGCAATCCTGGAATAACCCAATCGTATGAATCGTCATCTGATTCGTTTACGAAAGCACTCCACTCAACGAGGCGACCAGTGTCTACTGGCTTGGTTGATGAAGTCCTAGCAATCAATAACTCCGCTTTGAGAAGTTTCTGTGTATCTGAAATGTCGGAACGCTGTAATAACTCGGTGATTGCTGTAAGTGCGCTTGACTCTTGGGTCGGGGCTTCCGCTTCCAGTCGTTCGGGTGATTCTTCAACCACATCACTCGCTTGATAAGCAACCAAATCGTTAATAGTCCCACCAGCGCCAAGATGGTCTGTAATGTCTTTACCACGGGTACAAGTCCATACCTGAACATCGCAACCAGCCTCCTTTAGTTCTTCGTATACCGATTCGGCATGCTTTGTTCCTGCTGTGTCTTTGTCGGCGATAATGTCCACCGTTGCTCCAGCGAGAACTTCTGTGTGTATCGGCAACCATGTACCTGCCCCATTGGGCATAGTCGTTGCACATATACCCATTTTGATGAGAGTGTCTGCATCTTTTTCTCCCTCTACTACCCAAATCGGTTCACCGTTGGCTACTGCTTTAGCAACCATCGGCAAGTTGTACAGTACACGGGGGGTGTCACCAAGTTTGTATGACCAACCACTTCCATCTCGTTTGCGTTGACGAAATGTCTTTTCCCCTCGTTCATTTATGTAACGGAGTTTCTCAAACAGCAGAGTCCCGTCCGCAGCCAGATACTTGTATGTGGCGGTGAGTTTGAGTTCCTCTTTCTTTTTAGGTGGATAGAGGTCAGCCATAGAGATGCCCATACTCTCACATGCCTTTGCAGTGTCGCAACGACCTGCATGGCAGTACATAACGACTTTCCCGCTCTCGCCCTCTGAAACGGAAAATGATGGGTTCTCATCATCGTTCCTGCACGGGCACTTTGCTTGGAAGCCCTCTCCAACACGGACTACTCCCTGTAAGCGGGATAGGACATTGTCCAGTTGCGGAGAAATTTGGTTCACGAAGCCATCTCTATGTACTTACGAACTGCTTCTGATTTCAAGAA